CCCATGATCAAATAGTCAACTGCAATCTCATCTCTATTTTGGAAAAGAGCATAAGAATTCATCAACTTTGCCAGGTCGGCTTTCATTGGTCCATTATTTCCACGTTCTGGAATTCCTGCACCATAATCTTCTCCACCGCCAAGAGTATATGTAACGTTTCCAATACCACTGAAAGTTACATCTTGAGCAGGAAGACCCCAAAGTCCATCAGCAGTACTAATCGTGGAATAGTCTGTTGCAAATCCTGTAGATCTTGGTTCTGTATTGTGATAACCATCTGCTGCAGATGATGGATTATAACCAGCATAAATGTTTGCAGAGAAGTCTGCAATATACTGCTTATAGAATGATTTTTGAGGTGAATTTACTGCAGATACTGCATCTCTTGCTTTTGAAAGGCCAACGTGCTTTTCAATAATTGTTCCAGTATTACCAGTAATGGTTCCAAAATCATCAACAACTACAACATGCAATCCATCATTTTTTCCACCCCTATCTAAAGCATATGTGGTTGTAATTGGTTTGGGTGCAATCGATTTCCAGAAAATTGTTGCATTATCAAGATCTAATCTCTGATCTTCATACCAGTCAATTGCAGTGTCTACATTGTATGCTTCAACATCTGCAGATAATCCAGTGTTAATACCAGAATTATTAACAAAGAACAAATTATCGTCAGTATCGAAAGAACGATGTGCGGCTCCTTCTGCGTAAGTTATTGCTGTTTCTGTTCCTGCTGCTGAAACATGGGAAACAATCTTAACATCAAATTTACTCGCACCATTCGTAGCGTCTGTTCTAACACCAGTAACAATACCTTTAAGATATCCACTAAATGTTGATGTTGTTCCTGCTCCAGGAATAATTACATCCGAAAGAGATGCTGTAACACCATATCCAATTTGAACACCAGCAGTTTCTAAATTGGTTGTAGTAATACCAATAGTTTGGTCTGCAAGATCATCAATTGTACACACTTTTAAACCATTCGCCCATGAACCTGGGTTTTTTGCAGCGTATGTAAAATTAGTCGCTGTAGAATGATTATTTGTATAGTCATCATAGTTGTTGATTTGAAGTGCACTTGTAGATGCAATTCCAACACCAGCATTGGCATTATTCAGATCGACATCATCAGTTCTTACAACTTTCAGAACTCCTCCATAAGAAAGGAAGGAAGATGCAGCCATCCAATACT